AGTAGAACACCTTTTGATGAGTATATAACAGATAATCGCTATGTCAAGTATAATGAACGATATGGTTGGCACTTAAAAAATGATGATTATCCGCAGAAAAGCGTAGGCGAGAAACCCTTAAAAAGCAAGGGTGTTTGATTGATTACGAGTAGTGTATATATTAACATAGTATTGGCTAAGAGTCAAGCAGAAAATGCTCGAAAATAACAGGAAGCCAATGGTATAAAGTCGGCAGGGTATCGGCAGGAGAAAAAAGATTATGCAGAAAAATTTTATGGGAAAGGCAGGGTTTCGCTGGTTTGTGGGCGTTGTCGAAGATAGAAACGACCCGAAGTATCTAGGCAGGTGCAGAGTTCGTTGTCTTGGGTTACATACAGATAATCTAGAGAAACTACCTACTGCTGACCTCCCATGGGCACACCCTATGAATCCTATTACGAGTGCAACGATATCAGGCGTGGGGCAAACTCCTTTAGGGCCAGTCGAAGGCACATGGGTTGTAGGTTTCTTTTCTGACGGCGGGGAGGCTCAAACACCTATCATTATGGGGACTTTACCTGGTGTACCTTCGAGTCTTAGTGCAGACAGTATGGACGGCGATAGACAGACGAAGGGTTTTCTAGACCCTTTGGGCAACTATCCGAAATATACAGAGACAGACGTTAATCGACTAGCAGTCAATGACGAAGAAAACCCTCATCCTACACTCACTCTACGAAAGGCCGACAGAGACCTTGCAGTCGGGGTAGCCAATGTGGATGCTACAGAGGTTGTAGATGACCAGATAGCGGCCGATGATGGTGGGCAATGGAACGAACCTGAGACAACATATGCGGCTAAGTACCCTCACAATCATGTATACGAGACAGAGGGCGGACATATACGAGAATATGATGATACAGTAGGGGCAAAGCGAATACACGAACGCCATGCGTCAGGGACAGGCTACGAGATAGACAACGATGGCACACGAATTACGAGAGTCAAGAAAGACAACTATACCATTGTAACGGCCGATGACTATGTACATATACAAGGGGATAGTAAAGAAACATATGATAAAGGTTTACGAGTCAAGGTCAATGCAACAGCCAAAGAAGGTAACAACTATAATATAGAAGTAGGGGCTAAGAGTAATGTAACCATAGAAGTACAAGACGGAGACATTAATCTCATATCCCAGCTGGGTGATGTAAACCTCAAGGCAGGTAAGAACATGAACATAGATGTTGCTCAGGCGTTAAACATTAAGGTCGGTGGTGCTATCACAGAGACGGCCGCAAGTAAGAAAGAATCTGTTACAGGCGAACACGAAATGAATGCTTCTGAACAAGACATCAATGGTAACATTATTAATTTAAACTAACGAGGGGGTCGAAAACTCAGCAGTCTATGCTAGAGTACATAAGGGATCTGTTTCGGTTTAGATAACAACTATAAGGAGAATACAATGCTGACGATAATACAGGAGGGACTTTATGGACAAAGTGATGAAGAACCCGATAGTAAATACAATAAGCAAATGGATGTTTAGATTGTACATACTATGGTCTATCTGTGCTGATATTACTATCATAGGTGGTCTTGTTTACTACTTTTTCTTTTACTAAATATTATTGAGTACACTCTAATACTGGGAGTACTGGTTTAGAGTTTATTCTACAATTTTTTTTGGAATAAGAAAAAAGGAGAATATATGGCAACTGCTACTGACTCTAGAGCTGCGGCTCTACATAGACATCTTGATACACAAATCGAGAATCTAGAACGTAAGAATTTTCATAATCGAGAACTCATCACAGACCTCAAAAAACAGAAATTAAAGATAAAGGATAGATTATATGCTATGTCTATGCGAGAAGCAAAGCGTAGTAAGAAAGAACAGCAATCGAGGTACAAAAATATACAGCTTGATTTATTCAATAGAGGCCAGTCATAGACGTATAAGTATTGGTTAGGGGGGTCGGGAGACTGACCCTCCTCCATGGAAAAATTTCTAAAAAAATCCTCTCGTGGTTTACGAGTTATAAATAGTTTATATGAAAAGTTTTAAAGAAGTAGAACGTATTGACCATATCTGTGAAACCTGTAATCTATATGAAGATATAGAAATCACCGAAGCAGAATATCAAGGTAAAAAGGTTAAGTTAAATGACCCGATACGAGGTGGTAGTAAGAAGTTCTATGTTTATGTAAAGAACGAAAAGGGTAATGTTGTCAAAGTATCATTTGGCGATACAACAGGCTTGTCTATCAAGCGTGATGACCCTGCTCGAAGAAAGTCTTTCCGTGCAAGGCACAATTGTGATAATCCTGGACCCAAATGGAAAGCAAGATATTGGTCGTGTTACCAATGGCGTGCAAACGCTCCTGTCAATAATTAATCCCTTATAAATATTACGACTAAATTATGACTTCGTGGTGAAACGAGATATCAAAATTTTAATACCTCAAATTAAGGAGAAAAACAACATGATAAAATATATTGCTGTCGCTATGACAGTACTATTCACTTCAGCTGTTTCCGCAGCTGAAATCATTCCATACGGTACTTTTAACTACAAGTGGTCACATGACGAAAACGCTTCTGGCGTGGCATATGATAAACTTGAAGATAACGGTTCAAAAATCGGTGTCGAGATAATCGACATGGGTGTCGAAGGCGATACAATTACAGGTTTTGCTAAATTAGAAGTTGGCGTGGATACAGATGATTCTGGTTCCGACACTTTTGATTCAAGACTTGCTTATGTAGGTGCTTCTACCGATATGGGAGACCTTTCAGTAGGTCGTCAATCACACCCTTATACAGATAACGTAGCAACAAGAGCGTCTATCTTTAATGTATATGGTGGTAATGCTTCATTCTCTTACGGAACAAGAAGTTCAAACTCATTAGCATATTCAAACACAATAGGTCCTGTATCTATTGACGCTTTGACAGTTGTTGATGGTTCTTCTGGCGAAGATAATGGAATGGACACTTATGAATGGTCAGCGTCTGCTGATATTCTAGGAAGTAATGTGTCAGCAGGTTTTGCTGATGACATTGTAAACGACATATCCTATTACGGTGTAAGTGCAGAAACTACTTTAGATAAATTAACAGTATCGTCTAGTTACACAATCAAAGACGCTGCTACTGATTTAGCTGCTTGGGAAGTTGCTGGTAAGTATAACATTCTATCTGTCGGTTACGGCGATAAGGAAAATACAGGAACTTATACTACTGTTGGTCTTGCAAAAGATTTAAACGATAGTCTAACTGTATATGCCGAAGCTGAAATGGCTGATAACGATGGTTCTGCTGTTGATACACAAAAATGGTCAATTGGAACTAAATTCACATTTTAAATAAACTAGATGGTATCCCCTCAAAACGAGGGGGTACTATCATACACACATACCTCAACAAACCGCCTGAGCGGCGGCTATGAGATTCTTTTTTCCAACAATATAGTTATTTGCTTGTTTTATAGGTGGTAGGAAATTTTCCGTCAGTTTTATACGAGTTGTATGCCCAATACCAATCTTTGCCATATTCACTCTTGCAGAATGATTTGAGACCAGGATCAATATCATTAGGCTCACGGACAAACAGATTGCCAATACTGAGGAAAAAGTCCTGTGCCTTATTTGTAAGGTTGTACATTTTCTTTTTCCTTTCATTTTTCACAAATATATAGATAAGTTTGCTATGCATTTTGGTTGTTCATCCTGTACAGTTGATATGCGTTTTTGATATAGTATCTCCATTTGCTTAAATATACTACATCTATAAATTTTGGTTCTTATAAGTACTCATGTGCGTCCCTCCAGAAACCACCTAAGCTAGCTTGGAGCGAAATGAAAGAATACACAAAAGAACAAAGAACATGGATTGTATTATCTAAACTACCACCAGGTAGAAGGGTAAAGATAGATACATATGAATATGAAAGTCTAGCAAAAGATATACTAGACAATAAAATATCTTATAATAGTATGATTGAAATTTTTAACGATAAGATATATTGGGACTGGTTTAAGAGTTGTTATATTTCTCAGACATCACAGACCTAAGAGCAGGTTCTTGTGGTTCTGTTATTTTTGAATTACAATTATAATGGTCTTGCGATAATTGTATAATCGCATAATGAATAACTTTCATCAAGTCATTTTTATTACGGCCTTCTTTCTTGCCGTATCTCTGAGCATACTTTAGAATATTGCCCATACAGAAACCTGTACCATGACCTTGGTCAATGATGATTTCAGTTGCCTGATAATTTTTAGTTTGAGCATAATGTGAATCATATGTTTTATTCACATAGTCCATTATATCATTTACAATTATGTTTTCTTTAAATTTATATTCTATTGTCATCTTGTTTTCCTTTTGTTTGTAAAAATATCATCCCAATTTATTTCTTTTCTTTTTATAAGACATCCTAACCAATAATCTGTTCCTTCTTTTTTGTTTATTTTTTGAAACATCTCTTTAACACGGTTTACTGTATGTCTACCAATAGTAGGAATTTTAAGTAAATCAAATTCATCAATATATAATAAATCTTTAACTTTGTATCTACCTAATAATCTATAAGGAACAGAATATTTTTTATTGATGTATTCTATTGTCATCTTGTCTTCCTTTCACTATATTTTGTTTCATTATTAATTTTTGAGTTTTAGATAGTTTAGGATTAATAAATCCTTTAACTTTGTTTTGTATCTTTGATGGCGATAAACCAAGCATAGTACAATAATTAAGAAACGACCAATGGTGTTCACTTTCTTTATTAAGTATCCAGTCGATTGCTTCGACCTTGTGTTTTAGATACCTGGGTCTCTTACCCATGTACATAGTATCCTCAACTGCTTGAGTTAGTATTGCCGTAATAAATTTTTCATCTGGTGTCATTATATATCCTTTTCAATTTGTGAGAAGTATGCCCAATATTGGTCACCGTTCTCGGTTACATATCCGATAGAGCCATTATAACCCATATCGGTATCATATTCTTGTACCTGTATACCATTCTCACCTGCAGGATCATTTGTCGTTAGGGCGAGAGATATGTCAGTTATCTTACCTTCTCTTGGTAAAACATTTCTAACATTTACAGATACTTTATCATCTATTTTAATTAACACTAGTAACCTCCTGTAATGTACAATCAATATTAAAAGACACTTGACTAGCAAGTATCGGCCATTTAGAAACAAAAGTCTTTACAAATTTTTCTCTTTGGTCTTTTGTCATTGTGGCGAGAACCTCAACGAGGTTATCAGCCAAAACATCATCCATAGGATCCATAAAGTTATCGTCTATACTCATGCGGCCTCCATCAGAGAGTATGGTACTCTCCATGTTCCACCAAGGTTAGTATCCTTGATAACTGCTCTAGCAGGATTAGTTTTGATAATAACACCAGGTCTTTTACGACCATTAGTTCTACCGAAGATGACATGGTCACCCACTTTAAAGTTAGTAAAAGAGCCTTTTCGTGCTTCTTTGATTGCCATTTCTATTAGCAATAAAGCGTCTTTGTTTTCAGGATTCTTGATGAAGTCAAGAATGTCAGGTACGTTGTTAAATTGTAATTTCATAATATAATTTTCCTTTCGTTTAGTTTAAGTATAATGGACCAGTCCATTGCATTGGGTAATTTCCTTTAAGAACATTACCTCTTGGTGAGTTTAAAGCAGGTGCAGCCCAACCAGCAGGTTTCAAGACATCACCTGATTTGAAATGTTTAAAATCTTTCTTTACTATAAAAGCATGAACCGCATTTTGTCTAATTATTTTTATATATTTTGGTCCTTCTTTTACTTGCCAACCATTTTCAAAATCTTTTTGCATATTATCATTATTATTAAATGATTTATAATCTTCAATAGAAGCATGAATTAAATTTTGAACGCCGTCTTGTAGTGTCTCGGCAGACTTTGAAACTTTAATCATTATATAGCAGCCTTTCTTTTTTCGTCAAGTTTATAATCTTCTAACGAGATATCTAAAACTTCGTCAACATTGTATTCGTTGATATCGCAAAGTTCAATACCTTCTACATTAGAAAGTTTTTGTTTAGCATCAGCATGAGTAATTTTGCCTTGACAAAAGTTCATGATGATTTCATCGGATTGCTTTTCAGCAAGATCCCAGTAGTAGTTTTTCACTTTAGACATTATTTGTCCTCCTTATCATTATATTGTTGTGATTTAATTGCAAGAAACATAGACATGATTCCTACAGTTGCAAGTACGAAACATAAAACAAAGTTATTGCCTGATGTTTCTAGAGTAGGGCCGTCAATCGCCCCTACAGCGAATATTAAACATAAAATAGCGATTATTGAAAATACACTTGTCATTACAGTATACTCCCAACACATTGGTTAAGTAATATTAAACTTAGTAATATTAAAACAGTCAATTTAAACATAATATAATCTTTCTTTTTTGTTATTATGTGTATATAATACACTAAAATGAAGCATAATGCAAGAAAAAAATGGACTATTCCATGGATTAAAACCCTTATTTTTCAACGATTTAAGAGGCGCACTCTGTCGCACTCTAAAAACCCTTATTTTCTGCGTTTTTTTCATTTATATGTATAAGCTACACTAAAAATACCCCCTTGTCAAGTAAAAAATGGAAAAAAACCCATAAAAATATTCAATTTTAGTTGAATTTTATTCAATTTTTCTGATTTTTTGATATTTTTATCTTTTTTATCGGAATTATCTTCATTCCTAGAATCTGTTTCAGAGATTTTGTTCTCTTTTTGTTCTTTTTCTTTAAAATCATAATAATATTCTTCTATTATACAATATTTTAAAGGCTTTGTAAAGCACTTATAAATAGTTTATATAAAAAACAAAGGAAAAACCAAATGTACGAGTATAAATGCAAAGTTAGAAAAGTTGTTGACGGTGATACCGTTGATATCGACATAGATTTAGGTTTCGGTGTCTGGCTCAATGATGAAAGAGTGAGAATTATGGGCATTGATACTCCTGAGTCAAGAACAAGCGATAAAATCGAAAAGATTTTCGGTTTAGCTGCAAAAGAAAGAGTAAAACATTTACTTGGTGAAAGTCCAACTTTAATATCAAAAGTTAAAGGTGACGGAAACGAAGAAATGAGAGGAAAGTTTGGTCGTATTCTAGGCGATTTTAGACTAGAAGATGGTAATACACTAACCTCTAAACTTATGGCTGAAGGTCATGCTGTTGCTTACATGGGAGGCAACAAGGAAAAGATTCAAGGTAAACATTTAGAGAATAGACAAAGATTAGTCAACGAAGGTAAGGTAGATGTTGAAGGTATGGAAATAACAAAACCTGCTTTAGTACAAAAACCTATCGTTGAAGAACCAGTTGTTGAAGAAGTTTCAGCACCTGTTAAAAAGAAGAAGAAAACATCTAAAAAGAAATAGGAGAATATTATGGGATTTTTAGACAAACTATGGAAAGGTTGGGGTAAAAGTGAAAGCACTTTACCACCTAAAGAGAAAAAAGCACCTACTGTAAAAAAGACAGTTAAGAAAAAAAAGAAAAAAACTGCTAGTAAAAAATAATGCAAGGTGTTTTTGTAATACGAGACAAAGACAAAATTCTACAATATAATAACTATGAGGATATACCTCAAAGTTTTGATAATGTCATAAAATTTGAGCCAACTCCTCCTGAACCTCCTCACACAGAGGAAGAACATGAGGAGATGGAGACTTACAATGACAAGTTAAAAGAGTTAATGAAAAGAGAGAGAAACTAATGCCTGCTGTAACAAGAATTGGTGATGCTGATGTAACACATTGTAGTGGCATGACAAGGGCTGTAGGTTCTTCAAATGTATTTTGTAATGGTATAGGAGTTTCAAGACAAGGTGATGTAAACACTACTCATCTATTGCCTGGTGCTCCTTGTCCACCTCATGCAGCTGCAATTAGTTCAGGTTCATCTACTGTAAAAGTAAATGGCAAAGGTTGTGGTCGTGTTGGTGATGGTATATCTGCTTGCACATCTGTGGCTGCAGGATCAAGTAATGTATTTGCTGGATAACGGTATAAATATACAGAGGAGAGATTAATAAATGTCAAGATATGACGCAACACAAAGTAATGAGAGTACAAGAAGTGCTAAAATCTATCGTGATTTAGATTTAGATTTTTCGATTAACTCTGCTACAAAAGATATTCAAAAACTTACCGATGTTGAGTCAGTTAAAAGAAGTGTTAGAAATTTAATTAACACCAATCATTATGAAAGACCTTTTCATCCTGAGATTGGTTCTAATTTGAGAGCGATGTTATTTGAAAACATCACTCCACAAATGACTCATGCTTTATCAAAACAAATTGATTTATTAATAAAGAATTTTGAACCAAGATGTAGATTAGTTCAAGTAAATGTACAACCTTTTATAGAAAGAAATGGATACAGAGCTCAAATATCTTTTTTTGTAGTAAACACTCCAGAGAGAGTTGAAGTAGAAACATTTTTAGAGAGATTAAGATAAGATGGCAACTAAATTAGAAATATCAGAATTAGATTTTGACGGTATTAAAGCAAACTTAAAAAACTTTTTATCACAACAAGACGAGTTTAGAGATTATGACTTTGAAGGTTCTGGTATGGCAGTTCTTTTAGATATGCTTGCTTACAACACACACTACCTTGGTTTTAATGCTAATATGTTAGCAAATGAAATGTTTTTAGATAGTGCTGATTTAAGAGCAAGTGTTGTATCAAAAGCAAAACAAGTCGGTTATACACCAACAAGTTCCACTGCTGCTGAAGCAGCTATTGATGTTGTTGTAACAAATGCTACAGGTGCCACACTTACGATGGCAAGAGGCACTCAATTTTCAACAACTGTTAATGGTACTGCTTACAATTTTGTAAACAATGCTGATTTAAGTATTACACCTGTTGATGGTGTTTACAAATTTAGTAATGTAAAAATATTTGAAGGCACATATTTAAATTT